GACATAAGTTTTACATCCATTTTAAGGGAGGTTTGAGATATACCCTTGAGATGAGGTTGTATCTCATAACTCCTTCCTTAATGTTACTATTAAGGGAATAATTGAAATGAATGTAAGATGAATGCTTTACTTAAGGAATAGTGATTATCTCTTTATTGTGTAAGGTATTATTAGTAACTTTGTACCATCAAATTGAGATAATTGATGTGGGATGTTCCACTAAATGGAAGATTTCACATTATATATATAGTGGGAATTAAGTGGTAAGAAAAACTGTGTAACTGGCTGTTATACAGATTTTTATTTAGGTCTGGGGTGCACTTTTTATGAAAAAAAAGTACTATAAGAGTTACAAAAAAAATGCACCTAAATGAGACCATAACAAACTGAATATCAATAAATTAAATAGAAATAGTATGAAAATTGAAAGAACTTTTGATTGTGAGTATGCTTCACAAAGTGATTTGAATTGTATTGAACCTGGTTACATTGATAAAACAACTCCTGGTTGTGGATTAACAAGTCTTGCTATAGAGAAAGAGAAAGGTAACACTGTAATTGCAGTACCATCTCAAGAATTGGTCTATAATAAGGTAAATCAATACCCAAATGATAGGTTTAAGTTACCTGTATTAGGAGTTACAGGTGAGACTGCTGAAGAAGAAATTAACACCTTTGTAGAGAATAATAACCCATTTAAAATAATGGTTACTTATGATTCAATAGATAAGGTTAGACACTTACTTTGTAGGGCTCATTTAGTAATTGATGAGAGTGATAGAATATTAAGTTGGGAAGATATGAAGGCTAAATCTAATAAGCCTGTAGATGTAATGAATAATCTATTAATGGTTGCAATGCAGTATAGAGATACAGTTAGTTTTATTAGTGCTACACCTGTACCTGTTGAATATTTTGGTTTAGATTGGATGAAAGAAATCAATCAAGTCAAGTATTATTGGACTAATACAATTAAAGTCACCCCTATACTGATGGAAAGAACTTACCCATTAAGAGCCTTAAAGGAGGAAATTCTTAAACCTTTAAAGAAGACAGGTAAATGTAATTTAGGTGGGGTAGAGTTCAAGAAAGTAATTGTCTTTTATAATTCTGTTACAGGTATTAATCAAGTGATAGACGAATGTTTATTACCTTTAGAAGAATGTGGTATTAAATGTGGTAATTCAGTAAAGAACTCAACTGCCACTAAAGTTAATAGACTTACAGGATGCACTAACTTGCCAAAATATACTTTCATTACAAGTAGTGGATTTAGTGGTATTGACTTATATGATGATGAAGCAATTTCAGTTGTAATTAGTTGTACAAAGAAAGATTGGCAAATGATTGACCTTAAGACTGATTTGTTACAAGCAATAAGTAGACAAAGAAATAAAAAGAACCCAAATTATGGTAAGTATGTATTTATTTACAATCAGTCTGTATTTAAGTTAAGTGATGATGAATTAAGGGATATTTTTAACAGAAAGCACAAACAATTTAGTGATAATGTCAGTACTCTTAATGATTACAAAGGAGATTCAAGATATTATAGTTTAGTAAAGACTTTAAAGGATTCTGAAGACTTTAATACTTATACAATGTACACTTACAAATGGGATGTTAATGAACTAAAATTTAATGCTGACAAGTACTTTATAGAAGAAACAAGAAGGAGATTTAATAAAGGCTTTACAATAATGAATAAAGAAGATGAAGCAATTATTATTCCTGCTGTAGAAATACATTCAGATACAAGTTATTCAGTTATTGCTGAACTTTATCAACAAAAACTTAATGGTTGTGATGTAGAGTTTAGTGAAGAACAAATCAAAAGTAAGAATATGCAACTCATTGAAGAGTATTTAGCAAAATTTGGTAAGATTGAGCTTAACAGTAGGAGAGCAAAAGATATGTTAGATGCTTCAAAAGATGATTATACTAAAGTTAAGGCTGTAGCAAGAAGTTATTTTTCAATAAATAAAGACTATACAGCAAAAGAAGTTAAGCAAATTCTTCAAAGTGCTTATAATAAGTTAGGTGTAAAAAGGACTGCTAAAGCAACTGACTTTTTGGAGTTATTTAAGGCAGGTAGATTAGTTACTATTAAAGGTGAAAGGTTTTATAGAATTGATAAATAAGTAATATATGTTCAGTACAGGTAATAATAGTGATACTTATGTATGTGATGAAGTAATGGGTGAAGATTATTCTTTACCTGTTACTAATCAACAAGTAAGTAATGATGAGTTACAAATGGAAAACGAATACCTTAAGGAAAGAATAAATAATGCTATCAGGTGTTACAGGAACCTTAAGGATGATTACAATAGGCTTGTAGAGAGATATAATTTACAGGCTAAAGCATTATGTTGTGTACAGCAAAAGTATGCTGATATAATGAATACTGCACCTTTTAATAATGGATTTCTTGAATATTGTAAGTGATGTTTGGTTGTATGAATAATGAATTGAAGAGTAAATGGGAGTATCAAAGAAGATGTCTTAAAGACAGGAAGAAACTCATTAGGTATATAGTTGAGCAAGAAAATAAATTAGGTAGTAATGGTGAGATAATCTATCAACCACTTGATAATGAGGTTAAAGAGAGATGGTACAAATGGATATTTAGTGAGTACAATTAATAAAATTGTAATTAAGTGAAAATTTTTTATTAAGGATGTTGCACAATTCAAAAAATTTACGTACCTTTGTCTCACTTTCAAGAAAACAAGGTATAACAGTTAAATTTGAAGATTATGGATATTATAAAAAACCAACAAGAAATCATTATTAGGTATCAAGAGTTAGTAAATAGACTCCAAAAAGTAATTGAGATGAGAGATGATGATGTAAAGTATTACAAAACACTTTATCATAATGAGAAACTTGCAAAGATGAACGCACAAAACACACTTGATGAAGTAAATAAAGAGTTATTTAACATTAAGATGGAGTTGATAAAAGGCAATGCTGATGATATTGTTAATGCAATTAGGCAATCAAACCAATAATGTAGTGTTAAATTAAGATATTTCATACTTTCCTTTTTTGATTACAGTATTATTAGTAATTTTGCAGTAACAAATTAAGGAGAGTATGAAGTATTTAATAAGAAGAATTGGTACATTTTGTTACCATTAGTGGTTAAAGACTGATAATCAGAAATGGTTACAGTTAAGTTATGAATTAGACTATTTAGTATGGAGGTAAACTTATGAGTATTTGGAGAGATTACCCTAAATTAGGGAAGTATCATTCAGTTAAGATGTTAGGTAATTTAAGTAAAATCTTTCAAGAAGTATTGCCTAATAATGATGAAGATTGGATGATTAAATATATGGCTCATAAAGATGGTAGGAATGTCACACAAATTAATGACATTGCCTTACTTATGAGTAAAAATAGTGATTTAGATGTTAAGATGTGCTTCAAAGCATTGTACCATCTTATTAGGGACACTTACTTTGGTAAACTTGCAGAATTAAATATAATGAAGTTCTTACAAGGTAAAGGTCATAAAGTAGTATTTGCTGATGGTATACTTGATACACAAGGTATTGATTTGATAGTAGATGATAAGATGTACATACAAGTAAAGCCTGATAGATTCTTTAAAGGCAATTATAATCAAGGCTTACTTAATGACAGAATGAAGTTATATAAGCAGTCATTACACTTTGATAATTATTATGTAATGGTTTACAAAACAAGATGTTATGATGTATTTGACCATACTGCTTATAGAGTATGTAATTTGATAGATAAATATGGTTTTACTAAAAATAAAGAGTTTAAATATGAACAACAGTAAGATAGTAGAAGTAATAATGAAGGAGTGTATTCCTGAAAAATTAGCAAATAAATACAAGAAGAGATTTAAATACAAGATGGATAGATATGATTATATACAGGAGATGTATTTAATCTTACTTGAGATGAAAGAAGAGAAACTTACAGATTTGTATCTTAAGGGTGAATTACCTGATTACTTTGGCAGAATATGTATTACTCAATTATGTGTACATAAAAGTGCTTTTCACAATAAGTATATGACTTATGAAAACAAGATTGTTGTTACTGATTTAAGTGTATCTCTTACAAAGTTATTTGATGAAGAGATTAAGCCTGAAGAGAGTTTTAGTTTGGATTATAGAGATGAATCTTTTTATTATACATACGATGATTAGGAAAATAGATAATAAAGAATTATTAGCCTTACTTGAAGATAGAGATGAGTTATTCTTAAGTGTCAAAGAGCCTGGTTGGGATGATAGACAATTAGCAAGATATTATGACTTTATGAAAAAATACAATAGTATGACTCAATTACAAAAGGATTTGTATATCTTGTATATAAAGATTGGTTCTTATGAAACTGCAAGTAAATTAGGTGTATCTCAAAGGTTTGTTAACTACAAAATTAAAGAAATTAAGGATATATTGAAATGAATAGTATAGTAATATGTTTGATAGTTACTATAGCAATAGTATGGGGAATTGGTTATTTAGACTTTCCTCATACTTTTGTTGCAAGAATACTTACCTTAATAAGAGGTAAAGAAGTAACACCTGATAGAATAAAATTACCAAAGTTACTTTGTTGTCACTTGTGTTGCACATTTTGGTGTACATTAGTAATTTTATTGATTATGAGCCCACATCTTTGTTGGTTTAGTATGATATTTGCCTTTAGTACAAAGTACATCTTATATGCAATACAATTACTTGACAGGGTACTTACAAAGGTATTTATCCTACTTGAAAGATTATGCAACAAAATATAATTTCCATAATTATAATTTTATAACATTATATATAGTTTATTATGATTAGTAAAGAAGATTATGAGTTTGGGGTAAAATATCACTCCATTATAAGAAGTATTATTATTGATAAGGCTTGTAGTAGTATTCCAATTGAATATACTGACTTCCTGATGAAAAACCACTATAGTACTTGTAACTGTAATAGTGGTATATTTAATGGTACAAGTAAGTTTTATAATGCTTGGTTAGAAGCAAAGTCTTATTATGAAAGTGAGGTGAAGGATGAAAACAAAGTTAAGTGTAAAAGAGGTCGTCCAACTAATAGAGACAAATGATAATGTAGTCTTTATACAGGATATTATTGACCTTTTAAAGATTAATTGGAGTACTTTTTATAAGTGGTACCCTAAAGATAGTGATGATTATCAGACTATAAATGATGCACTTGAGATGAATAAAACCACCTTCAAACAAAAGATAAGATTAAAGATGTTGGAGAGTGGTAATGCTACAAGTTTAATATTCTTGTATAAAGCATTAACTACAGACCCTGCTGAAAGAAGAGCATTAGATGGTAGAGATAATCAAGTAGATAATACTGATAAAAAGATTGTATTAGAAATTAAGTAAGTTATGAAAGGTTACGTTTATATATATACTAATAAAGTTAATTCAAAGGTTTATATAGGACAAACAATAAATTTATATAACAGAAAAATTCAGCATAAAAATGCAAAAGATAACTTACCTTTTCATTGTGCTATAAGAAAATATGGGTTATATAATTTTGATTATTCTGTATTAAAAACTATAGTGACTTATAATCACGAAGACTTATTTTTCCTGATGAATTTTTGGGAAAAGTTTTATATTAAAGAATATAAGTCTAATGACAGAAGGTTTGGGTATAATATTGAATCAGGAGGAAATAATACACCAAAATCTGAAGAAACCAAGGAAAAATTTAAAAAAAATCATTGTAATTTTAAAGGTAAAAATCACCCACAATGGGGGACACACCTTTCTAATGAAAGAAAACAAAAATTAAGAGAGTATCACAGTATTCCTATAGTGCAACTTTCTTTAGATGGTGATTTTATAAAAGAATGGACTTCTTCAACAGAAGCGTCTTTTTCACTTGGTTTTGGTAGGTCAGGTATAATAAGTATTTGTAAATGTGCAAAAGGAGAAATGCTTACATATAAAGGATTTATATTTATAAGGAAAAAAGATTATACTCTAAAAGCAATACAAGAAAGGATAAAATTAAAACACAAACCGCATAACTGTAAACCTGTATATCAATATACAAAAGAAGGTACTTTTATTAAAAAATGGAATACAAGAAAAGAGGCAGAAGTTTATTATAATGCGTCTGAATCAACCATTTATCACTCAATTAAAGGTAATTATGTTTCTTTAGGTTATAGATGGAGTTATAATAAGGTAATTAAATTGGAGATAAAATGACAGTTGAGCTACCTACATTAAAACCTTGGCAAAAAGCATTATTTGATTTATATGAACAATACCCTAAAGATAAGTGGTTGATAATCAAATCAAAGAGACAAGTAGGCAAGTCAATCTTATTGGAAGTAATGTTAATATATACTTCATTAAAGCAACAGGGTTCATTTTCTTTGTTTGTAAGCCCTGTAATACAACAAGCAAGGAAAGTATATCAAGATGTATGTAAGATGGCTTCAGAATTAATAAAATCAAGTAATGCAAGTCTTTTAGAGATTGAGTTTATTAATGGTAGTACTGTTAAATTTGGCAGTGCACAACAATCAGACTCATTAAGAGGTTATACTATTAAAGGTACAGGTGTATTAATGATTGATGAGGCCGCTTTTATTAGTGATGATGTATTTTACAGCATATTGGTACCCACAACTAATGTTAATCACTCAAATATATTTATTGTAAGTACACCTAAATTTAAGAAAGGCTTTTTCTTTGAGTTGTTTAATAAGGGCTTGCTTAATGAAGATAAGGTTATCAGTATAGATTGGAATAATTATGATACAAGTGAAATGCTTGATGATGCTACACTTGACTTATATAGAAAACAAATGCCTAAATTATCCTTTCAATGTGAGTTTTTAGCAGAATTTATTGATGGAGATAGTACAGTATTTAGTGACTTTAAGAGGTGTATAGGTGATTATGAGTTAAATTCTAATTTACCTTTATATATAGGTATAGATTGGTGTAGTGGCAGTGGTCAAGATGATACATCTATTACATTAGGTCAAGTTAATAATGGTAAGGCTTGTATTAGTAAAGTGATTACCTTCAATGATAAAAATGCCAACGATACTATTGATTACATTAATGTAATGGTCAAGCAACTTATTAGGAAAGGTTTTAAGGATATTTATATTACAGTGGAATCCAATAGTATTGGTGCTATATTTAGTCAATTGTTACTTGATACATTAGATTATCCTGAAGTTACTTTTAATACATTTACTACCACTAATAAGAGTAAGAATAGAATAATAAATCAATTAGTCTTACTTATTGAAAGAGATTTGATTGTGTTACCTAATGATGATAAGTTAATGGTTGAATTAAGTGCTTATGAGTGTACCATAAATAGTAATGGATTAGCAATATATAATGCACAAATAGGTAGTCACGATGATATGATTATTAGCACTGCAATTTGTATTAACAGTTTATATAATGAACTAATATGACCCTTGAATTAAGAGATTTAAACAGTATAGCTAATCAATTTGCTGAAGCATTAAGAGTAGCATTTAGTACTGATAGTGCTACAGGTACATTAGCTAATAATATAAGGTCTGTAGTTAAGTATGATGGTAAATATTTCACTTTAGACCTTGATACAGTAGATTACTTTAAGTATGCTAATGATGGTAGAAAAGCAGGTAAGTTCCCACCTTTAGATGATATTAAGAGGTGGATTAAGGTTAAATCAATATTACCTACACCTTTAAAGAATGGTAAATTACCTACAGAAAACCAATTGGCTTATTTGATTGGTAGAAAAATAGCATTAAGAGGTACTCAAGGTAATCATTTACTTGAGAAGACTGAAGATAGTTTTCAGATTGAAAAAAAGGTTATTAATGCCTTGTATGATGAGATTGATAAAATAATTGATAAATCCATTGATGATGAAATTTATAAGTAATTTATTTAAGAAAATAACCCCTATACCTGATAAAGATTGGTCAGATGTTACAATTGAGCAGTATTATAAGATTGCTGATTTGATAAAAGAACAAGATGAATATACAGTCTATAATCTTATTGATATATTATGGGGTATAGATAGTAGCAAATTGTTAGCAAAAGACCTTACAAAGTATACTAATAGGCTACAATTCCTTAATAAGGATGTACCTAAAGTTACATTGAAGAAACATTATACTTTTAATGGCAGGAAGTATGACAGTAGTTGTGATTTAACAAGTATGAGTACAGCTCAATTTGTTGATTATAATAACTATTTGAAGAATTGTAAGTATGAAGAGATTTTGAGTGTTTTCTTCATTCCTGAAGGACATTCTTATAATGATGGGTATGATATATTACAAGTGCAAAATGACCTTTTACAAATGAAAATAACTGATTGTATGGCTGCTGCTTTTTTTTTCAAAAGACAGTTAAAGGTATTTTGTCATCTTTTCCAGACTTATTTAATCAAGAAGATGAAGAAGGAGAAGATGAAGAAGAATCTAATAGACCAATTCAAAAAGGTGGACTTGTACAGTTTGGTATCTTACCCTACATCCTTACTTACTGTAATGCAACAAATGAAAAATTATCAGATGCCCTTGAACAACCAATAAATTTAGTGTTGTATGTAATGACATTTGAGTATTACAAACATAAGATGGAGGAACAGAAAATTAAAGAAATTCAAAATAGACATTAATTATGACATATTATTTAGACGAAGATATTGATATAAGTGTAACAGGTATTACATCTATAACAAATGATGGTATGTACACCTATAAAGTACAAGAAAAAGTAAGTGGTACTTGGAATAACAGATTTGTAGGTAATGTATTTTTAACTAAAGGTACTACAGCATACACTTTCCATCTTAATGATATAATTGAAGATTGGAAAGATAAAAACCAATTACAACCTTCTGAAGATGTACTTAATATAAATTGGTATAGTACTTGGAGATTAGTTCTTACAACAGATACTGATTATAGTAAGGAGTTTGATATTGCAATGATATACAGGTACCCTAATAGGGGAAAAGTAGTTGAGCCTGAAATAAAATCAATAGATACACTTACATTAAATATAATACAAGGTTATAAGAGGTATGATAGGTCACTTGTATTACCACCTCATATACCTAATATACAAAGCAGGTATTTTGTTTTTAGTATATATTGTACTCAACCAATGGAAGGTCTTCCCTTATACTTTTTGGTAGATGAAAAACTTGGTAGTACTGAATTTACAGCTACTAATAGTAAAGCAGGCATTATAAATGTGGATGTAGATAGTATATTTAATGGTGTTGTAGGTACTATTAATGATGGTGCTAAAATATATATTTCAGATAATGATGCTAATAAATTGTATCAGGTAGGTGTAGTAGATAAATGTCCTGCAAAGTATTATTTATTGTGGCAAGATAGATTTGGTGGTATGCAGTCTCAACCATTTACAGGGACAGAAACTTATAGTGAAGATGTAAATCAATCCTATACTACCAACTATAAAGGTTACAAGAATGTAAGTGGAGTAGATGTACAACCTAAATGGAAACTTAACAGTGGTTGGATTAGTACTGAACTATATCCTTATTATGAAAGTATATTTGTAAGTCCTTATCTTAAATTGTATATTACTGACACTGATGAGACAATTGATGTTGTACTTGATGATAGTGAATATACTGAAAAGACATTCAAGAATCAAGGGAATAAGTTATTTAACCTTGAAGTAAATTTACAAAAATCAAAATCTCAAAACATAAAATGGTAATATGATAAGAATGTTTTTAAATCAAAAAGAGGTAGAACTCAATAGTGAGATAAATTTTACATTAAATAAGTATTTCACTTCAATAAGCAATCCAAATGAGAGGTATGTTGAGTTTTCAAAAACTGTTAGCATACCAATGACTTTAAATAACAACAAAATATTCAACAGCATCTACAGTCCAGATAGACTGATTTCATATTCTGATGTGGATTATCTTGCATTTGACCCTTATAAGAAGATTGATATGAGGTTACAGAATGGAGATGATGTCTTAATGGTAGGTTATGCTAAAATGTTAAGTGTTGATTGGGATGGTGAAAAAGGTGTCTATAATCTTAATTTGTATGGTGAATTAGGTAAGGTGTTTGGTGAGTTAAGTAAGGTTACATTTGATAATACAGGTTTAGTTACAGAAGATGATTTCAAGCATTATATTAATGGTGGTCAGTATTACAATGAGACACTTAACAGACAATTGATATATGACAGTTGGAATAGCAATCAGAATGTGATAAATTTAGTAAAGACTGGTGATAGTCTTTATGAGCCACACAATATAGTAGGATGGACACCTCTTAATATAAGGTATGACAGTGATACATTAGACCAAAAATCATTTGAATTGTCTGATGGCACTACAAAGACATTTACTGAAGTACTTGAGCAATTAAATAACCCTACTTTTGTTGATGTTACTAAATGTAATCCTGATACTGCTATAGGTGATGGTTTAATGCCAAGAGAAATAGGTGAATGGAGGTCTTACTTACAACAACCATTTATGTATTTTAATAAACTAATGCAACTAATGGCTGATAAATGTAAGTTATTGACAGGTTATGAGTTCTTTTTGGATGCAAATTGGTTTCAATATGATAATCCATTTTACAAGAATGTTGTGTTTACATTAAAGAATTTTGAGAAAGATGATTTTGTAAGCAATACTTATAGTGTAGGTCTTCCTGGAAAAGATTGGACATCAAATTATTCTTCAGAACAGGTTAGTAATATGAATTTTACAAGTCCTAATGAGGCAGAACCAATACTTAATAGTGATAATACCTTTAAGGCAAAACAGCAGATAGGATATAAATTTAATGGTAATTTTAAGTTAGATTGTACTGTTACAGGTGGGACTTCATTTGCTAATAATACTGCCTTTATAATCAATGTAAATAGGACAAATGCAAGTGGAATCAAGCAAATAGGAACTATTATTGTTTATAGTGAGGGATGTACAGTCTTAAATCAACTAAAGAACTTTTATACTGATGCCTACTATTATAAATCTGATTTGGCAAGTAATGGTGCAGTATCTACAGTGTTAATTCCTTTTACTTTAGGATTTGATGCAACTAATGAGGTAGTATCATTTTCAGTAACCACAAGATTTTATGCTGATACTTACCCATTTAAGAAAGAGGGTGGTAGGGCAGTATTTAATCCTAATGGTGATATTACATTACAGGCTAATGTATATACTTCCTATACAAGAAGTGGTAGTGAAATAACCTTAAACACCTTATGGAACAATGATGTAAAGCCATTTGATTTGATAATGCAATACTGTAAGATGTTTAGGATAGGTATATTTGCTGATAATGTCAAAAAGCAGGTTAAATTTATCCCATACAGCACTTATTTTAGTCAGTATGAGATATTGGATTGGAGTGATAAATTAGATAAGTCTTTAGACTTTCAGATTAAACCTATTACTTATGAGAACAAATGGGTTAAATTCAATTATGATGACAATTCTACCAAACTGAATGAAAAATATCAGAAACAGTTTGGTCTTCAATTTGGTGAATATAAGATAGATACACATTATGTTTTCAATGATGAGACAGAAGAGTTGTTTGATGGTATAAAATGCCCAATGGAGAATACTGATAATGTGTTGAGTTGGACTAATTTATATAACAATAAGAGGATAGTATATAGTTTCCCTGCTGAAAAATACATCTATAGTAAGGATGACAGTGATAAATTACAGGATAACTTTGGTACATTCTATTTAGATGCAGGTGTAGTTAATTTTGACACTGAAGATAGACTATATTTAAGGTCTAATACTATTACTGATGATAGTAGGAATATGAGAGGTAGTGGTAAATTTGTTTATAATCAGTATGGGGATAAGATAAATACTACCAAATATCATCAATTAAGTACCTTTATAGGTAAATATATGATGACTTATACTGTACCAAGTTATACATTCTGCTATCAGGATTATAAAGGTAAGGTTGGTTTGTATGAGACTTTTTGGAAAAACTATCTGCAAGAAAGGTATGATGTGCAAAATAAGATTGTAACCTGCTATTTAAGACTAAAGAATAGTGATTGGTCTAACTTTGATTTCAATAAATTTGTAAAGATAGATAATCAGTTATACTTTGTTAATAAGATATTTGACTACAATCCTGCAAGTAATGAACCTACCAAATGTGAGTTGATTACCATACAAGATATTAAAGGCTATATTAAAGATGGTTATAATCCTTATTTGACAATATCGCCTGAAACTGCTACTACAACAAGAATAAATGGCAGTGTAGTTGTTAATGTAGAAAGCACTCAAGATGTTTATGTTACAAGCAGTATTCCTACATATATTCAAATAGATGGTCATAATTTGGGTAATGCAGCACCTATAACTATCAATGAAGGCAAACATACTATTACAACAAATGGAGTGCCTGTAAATTATAGTAATGCTGTTATAACCTTTAAAAGTGGCACTTACACAAAGACACTTACAATTACCTTTACAAGTTACTTAAATGTAAGTAGTAGAGATGGTGTAGATTATACAAATGGTCAAACAATAACTTATGAGGTAGGTGAAACTGATACTTGGGTAGTAAGAAGTACAAGCAGTGGCACTTGGGATGATGTAAATGCTTCTTTACAAGGTTTTAAAATAAATGGTAAGGATGGTAATGGTACATTTGAGTCAGTTCTTGATGAGTTAAGTATTGAAAACACAAGTACACAACAAGACCAAGGACTTATTAGATTTACAAATACTGAAGGTAATACATTTGATTTATATATAAATTTAGGATAATATGGCTACAGAAAAAGTAATCAGGATTGGCACAACTCAAGCCCAAAAGAATGTAGATGCACTTGAGAAAGAGTTACAATCAGTAAATGAACAATTAAGTAAACTTGATAAAAGTAGTAAGGCTTTTACTGATTTAAGTAAAAAGGCTGAAGACCTTAATAAACAAATTACAAGTAAGAAGAATACTGGATTTGAGAAACTTAATAATGACCTTAAGACTGTAAATAATACAGCACAACAAACCAGTATGGATTTAGGTCAAATAGCTTCAAATATGGCTAAAGTAGGTGCTGGTATTAGTGGTGGTTTTGCTATTGCTAATACAGCATTAAATCTATTTGGAGTAGAAAGTGAAGAGGCAAGTAAGGCTATTCAAAAACTACAAAGTTTATTGCTTTTACCTATAAGTTTTACAGCAGTTGCTGAAGCAATACAAGCATTAAAACCTTTAAAAGCATTAACTACAGGTTTATTTTCTTCTATTAAAGAAGGTCTTTCTGCAATTAAAGATATTTCAGCAGGAAGGGTTAAAAATGTTATAGATGCTTGGCTATCTTATAAGGCAGTTATAGGGTTTGGTAAAATACTACAGTATGAGAAAGATGGTCAACTGTTTATTGATTTAGGTGAATCTATTGAAAAGGCAGGTTCCAAAATGCACATATTTGCCAAAGAACAAACAAAAGAATTGATAATTTCTTTAGGTAAATTAGGTATAGCAATTGGTAAAATAGCACTTGTAAGTATGCCAGCAATCATTGCTGCTGTATATGGGGTTATAAAAGTGGTTCAGAAAATTAAATTTAATAAGGCTGTTGATGCACTTCAAAGGCTTGATTTACAACTTCAAAAGATGAAAAATAACCTGGATAATACAGTTAAATCTTTTGAAAACTACTATAAGAAAGTAGACCAGACAGCTGCTATAGATAAACAAATAATTGCTTTAGAAAACTTAAATAATACTTATAAACAGTATATAGCCAATCGAAAGGAGGATGCTCTTATAGATAGAGAATTATCTGCCCAACAAAGTGCTGATGTTTTAGCAATAACCAGTGCTTATACAGCGTTAAAGAAAGTATTAAAAAGCGAATCTATTAAAGATTTAGCAAAAGGTATTCTCCCAGGGCAATTGTCTATTATTGATTCTGATAAACTTAAAACAAGTTCTGTACAAGAGTTACAAGAGTTTGCTAAATCTATTGTAGATGAGTCTGAAGAGATTGCAAGTCAAATTAGTCCAGAAATTAGTAGATTACAAAATCTTTTAGCAGGAGCTGAATATTCTCTCTCTACAAAAGATTTAGTCCCAAGCCTTAAGCAGGAGTTAAAATTAAGAAAAACCTCCATACAAACCTCTTTAAATGCTTATACAGCTTATTATGATGCCATACAACAGAAAGCTGAAGAGCAATTAAAAGCAATTGAAGAGGAAGTTAAATATAGACAACTTTCTCAATCTTTATCAATTGAAGAAAAGAAAAATGCTATTGCAGTCTATAAAGCAGAAACTGAAAGAAGAAAGGCTACAATTGAAAATTATGAACTTACTGCTGAATACTTTGATAGAACAGTTAAGGCTTATAATGATGAAATTGCATTAGCAAAAAAAGGTAGTGCTGAAGAAGCTAATTTAATTGCTCAAAGAGAGTCTTTTATACAAGGTTTTAGAAAAGAGTTTGAAGAAGAGTTTCAAAGAACTTTTAGACAAACTGAAGAGATTATAGAAGAGGTTGATGAAGATATGGAAAAAGCCTTAACCAAGATGTATAATCTTATTAAGGATAATATATCTGCTTGGAAACAATTTACAGGTGATACAAGAGACCTTGATGATAGTTTTATTCACAATCTTATAGCAACAGGTCAATGGGAAGGTTTTAAAGAACTTGTAGGACTTACAATTGAGGCTAACAATCAATTTAACAACCTTATAGCAACAATAAATAGATTTGCTGAAAGTAGTTTAGGATTAGGTTCTCAATGGTCTAATGTAATTGCTGATATGCAGACTACTTTTAATAGTTTTGCATTGGCTATATCTAAAGGAAGTAAAGCATCTTTTAGTGATTGGGGTCAAGCAGTTGCTAATGTTACTAATATGACAGGTACATTACTAAATGCTTTAAGTGATGAACAAGATACTAACACTAAAGAAGGATTTGAGCAGCAAAAGAATTATCAAATAGGTGCTACTGTGATGAATATGTTAGGTGGTATCTTAAGTGCTTGGTCAAGTGCATTAAATCCTGCTAATGCTTGGTTAACAGGTGTAGGTCAAATTGCTTTAGGTACTGCAATGAGTGCTACAATAGCAGGTATAGGTGCAGCACAAATAGCTAAAATTAAATCTCAACAGTTTGGTGGCAGTGCATCTACAAGTAGCAGTGCTATAAATAGTACTATAATACCCCCTGTCACATACTCTAAACTTATAAGTGGTGCAAATATAGAGGGAAGTATTAAAGACACAAGGCAATATGTAAGTGTTGTAGAAATTGATAAGGTACAAAAGAGAGTTAATGTAAGTGAGAATGAAGCAAAATACTAATACATAAGTACTGACACAATAAAAGGAGGTAGTCTTTAATTAGGCTATCTCCTTTATTTGTTAAAAATGTTAAGTATTTTATGTTACCTATTGCATAATCCAAAATAAAATAGTACCTTTGTACTGTTCTTAATGAACAAGTGATATTTAACATAAAGGCTGTAGATGGCACTAATCTACAATTCAGCCAAAACCAATTAGTAGCCCTAATGAATGGTTGGCTCTTTAAAGGGTGTAGTTGAAATATACTAATAGTAAGACCCTTTGACCAAAACAGTCTTAAATATAAGTCAGGATAGTCTCTTAAGTGTCTTGAGGAAAGAGATTTATATAGGAAGTGGGAAATCTTATATAGGGAAACATTAACCTCTCCTGATGAAGTTTTAAGATAAACCTACAGGAAACTGCAAGGTAAGGTGTGAAATAGTAAATGAAACAATTTTACTTAACTCACACCAAGGGATTGCTATATCCTTACATCAAGTAAAGGTAAGCACAATAAAGAATAATCCTAAAGTAAAGGTGATGAATAATCCTACAGTACAAGTGATAATAATCAGTAATGAGTGTTGTGTATATCCTTCAGAATTACATACTGAATAAGTAAAGTGCTAACATTATAAGGAAGTTGAATGAATAAATCAACTCTTACTGATGCAGTATGGGTAACAAATTAAGATTGCAACTTTACTTAAGGATTGTGCATATTGAATCAGTATCAACACTTTAATGATAGATTTAATGCTTTACAAGTGAAAATAGTCCAATAAGTAAAGGTGTTAAATTTAATGCAGTACAAATTGAATTAGTAATGGTGTTAATGCAGTACTTGATGATGGATTACATCTTTACTGAAGGAACACTTTAATGAATAAGTTGCTCTTACAAATTAGTACAAGTAATGATGATAAATTACATCTTACAAATTGATTAAGTACAATTGATAATATATTAGTGGTACTGATTGATTAGTGATGATGTAAGTATCACAAAAGTACTGATTGATATAAACAACAAAAGCAGTAAGATGAATTATTATCACCATTACTGCTTCAATATATAATCATTATTGTTGTTCCTTATTGTATGTATCTTTCAAATATTGTATGTATCTTCAATATAACTTTTTCATCATAAGTATCACATTACAATCATCATTTCTTTCATTATTTGCTCATCAAATATCATCATTATTGTTGTAAGTATCATTTTGATATACTATTTGAACAGAAGAGGAAAAAGAAAGAAAACTAACAAAAGAAAGAAAAAGGAGAAGACACACCTATAATATGCTAACAAAAAGATAGTAGAAAAAATGAAAAATAGTCATCTTACTGATTATCAAGTAATTAATAAAAATCATACAAAAAATATTTTTATGCAAACGTTTGCATTGATTGATTTCTTTCCATACTTACCATACAAAACACATTATATATAGATATAGTTACCTTAATTTTTTCCATTATTTACACTTTTATATATTATATATATAGATTGTTACTAATTGATAAATAGATATAGTATGTTACCAATTTATGAATGTAAGTTAGGTGAACTTAATGCTATAAGTTTGGTCTTTAAACCTGCAATTGAAGAAAACTTTCAAGCCTTTAGTGAGATGAAGGAATTGAAGTTATCTTATGATGATGAAAAACACATTGTTTTTGGACCTGCTATCATCCCCAATAAACCTATATTTAGGAGAGACACTAATGGTAGAGAATATTATATAGTCTTCAGTAAAGAGACTATTGAGCAACTCTATCATAATTTTATGAAAAACAAGGCATTTAATTTCAATCTGGAGCACTCAAATAATGTTGCTAATGTTTATCTATTAGAAGCATTTATTAAGCGTCCTGGATTAAATCCTATAGGTTATGAGGATATTCCTGATGGTAGTATGTTTATATCTTTACAGGTTGAAGATGATAACTTATGGAATAGCATTAAGTCAGGTAAATTTAATGGGTTTAGTATTGAATGTTTTGTTGATATTAAGCCTATAGATGAAACAGAATTATTAATTAATGAGTTATTAGGATGAATACAAAATTATTCCAGTTAGCCAAACTCATTATGAAGTTTTCAAATGTATCTACTGATAAAGGTGAGTTGATTATTGATGGTGAACTTGCTATTAATGTAGATGTAATGATTACTGATGAGAATGGTGAAGTAATTAGTGCTCCTGATGGTGATTATCTTACTGATGATAATAAGACTATTGTTATTAAGGATGGTAAGGTAGTTGAAATTAAGGAACCTATTAATGATGTTATTGAGGAAACTCTTAATGAAGATGAACCTATTAATGAGGAACCTCAAGTAGATGATGAGAAAGATTCACTTATTGCTGAACTTAAGACTAAAGTTACTGAACTTGAAGGTCTCTTACAAGATAGGGATGCAGTTATTAGTGAGTTGACTAACAAGATTAAAGATTTACAAGACAAAAAGCCTGTTGAAGAGGCTGTTAAATTAAGTGCAGTATCTCAAAGTAAATTTGAAGTTAAAGATAATCCTGCACTCAAGTATTTTCAAGATTAATTAAATTATTATTTTTATGAGTTTGAATTTGAATTCTTTGACTGCTTATGTTGAGCAAAAGAAGCTCCCTATTATAAGAAAAGCAGTTATTGGTAACAAGAGTGCACAAGAGTTTTATCTTATGACTGGTGTTAAAGGTGCAACTGCACTTAATCTCTTGACTACTGATGTTAAATTTGGTGATGGTACTACTTGTGGTTGGAATGAAGCAGGTACTTCTACAATGTCACAAAGAACCCTTACTCCTGGTGCAATTAAAGTTAATATGAGTTTTTGTGATAAAGCAATGCTCAAGTATTGGATGAATTATGATGTAAAAGTTGCAGCAGGACAAAAGACACTTCCTTTTGAAGAGGATTTTATTAATGGTGTTATTGAAGGTGTACAAGCTAACCTTGAGAAAGCAATGTGGCAAGGTGATACTACTTCAAGTGATGTTAATTTGAAAGCATTTGATGGTTTGCTTAAGACTATTACTAATGCTACAGGTGTAATTAAGACTACTTTTGCTGAAGGTGCTACTATTACTTCTATTGTTAATGATGTATATAGCAAACTTCCTTCTGCTGTATTTAGTAAGGGTGAAGTAGTTATTTATATGGGTAGTGATTCTTATCGTAAGTATATTCAGGAGTTGATTGCTAATGGTAATTTGGTTATTACTAATGCACTTAATGATGTTGCAATGCCTGATAGTATTTTGGTACCTGGTACTAATGTAAGAGCTATTGGTGTTGCAGGTTTGGATAATACTGATAAGTTTGTTGCTTCTTATAAAGATAACTTTGTATATGGTGTAGATATGCAAGGTGATGAAGAGAAAGCTGAAATGTGGTATTCTCAAGATAATAGGGAGTTTAGACTTGCTATTGAGTTTATTGCAGGTGTGAATGTAGCCTATCCTGATGCAATCTGTTATGCTGAAGAGCAGCAATAATCTTTATGTGGGTAGTTTATAAACACACTAACTAACTTAAGATAATTTTCAAGGTAGGGAGGAGGGTATTCTCCTTTCTACCTTTTTTGTTTAATAGAATAAATTTATAATAATATGGCTTATAATAGTTGTAAATCAATCACAATGTCAAGTATAGATGCTCATTGTGATTCTTCTATTGGTGGTATCAAAAGGATACTTATTGCACAAAGGAGTGATGTAACTGGTGTAACATTAGATAGTACTACTGGTATTATTACTGCAATTACAATGGCACAAACAAAGAAGTTTCAACAGTGGTTATTTAGACGTAATACAGGTAGTTATACATCTACTGCTACAGGTGACCCTACTACAGGTAATAATGGTGTAACAACAGAAGTTAGTCTTCAATTTAGTAAAGCTGAAGCACAAAAGAGACTTGAGATTCAATCTGCTATTAATGCTGATTGTGTGCTTATAATTGAAGATATGTATGGTCAATTCATTTATTTGGGTTATGACCAAGAAGTAACTATTACAAATGCTGTTATGCAGTCAGGTACTGCTAAAACTGATTTGAATGGTTTTACACTTACATTTACTGATGAGAGCATTGAATTGCCTTACTTTGTAGATGGTGAAATTATTGATGCTTTAGTTGCAGAATGATTAATCAATCCCACAGATTCTTAATGAGTTTGTGGGATTTTTTTGTGTACTTACCCAGACAGGGTAAATTTAACATTATATTTATAGGGATTTTCCATAATTTTGAGAAAATTCTATTATATTTATGAGTAATTTAAGTGAAATTCTTTGAAATTATGGTATATTTAGACAAAAATTCTACAAAAGTGCTATTTCCAAGAGTAAGTATTCAGGAGGTAACACTTATTACTTTTATTAACCAAATCACTAAAGAAATTATTGATTGTCCTGTTAAAGATGCGTCCTCTAATAATAACTTCTATACAGTTGATTTGAGTAGGTTTTTAAGCCACTTTACTATTGGTCAATATGATTATACACTTTATAATGATAAAGTGGCTATTGGGACAGGAATAATGCAGTTTGGGGACTATAAAACTGACTTAAATAAAGGGTATAGTGCTGATATAGAGGTTGTTCAGTATGATGCAGACAGTCCTTATACACCATTACCTGATAGAGTGATTAAGATAACTGAAAATGGTACTTATGATGTTGATGACTATAATAAAGCAAATGTTAATGTAAAGTCAGATGGAGTAACATCATCTTTTGGTATAGCAGATGTCCATACTAAAACAGTTGGGCTTATGCAAAATGAAATTGGAGTGTTCATACAATACACCAACAAGATTTATTTAACACTTGCAGGTGATGTATGGGCTAATAAAGACTTATATATTGGGTTAAGCAGATACAAAAAGCAAAGGAACAACAAATACAAAAACAAGGTTGGTGGTTCCAATAAATATGTACTATACAGGGACTTCAGAAAACAACTTGCAACACCCCTTAAATGTTATAAGAATGACAATAATGTTTATGCTTATACTGATGGTTCAATTTGGTATATGCACAGGGACCCAAATGATTTTACTACTTGGTGTGATGTTGCTTATAACAGGGCATATTGTGTAAATGAGTTGATTAGTTTTGTAGGTAATGCACAAGATGATTATGGTCTTACAAGATATACTGATGGAGACCTTTATGATTATGTAAATGTCAATAAAAATGCCACTACTGTTGATGATATAATTGCTGCATCATTAATAAGCAGGGCTGATGTAGTTTGTTATACTGGTTATATGCAGAATACACCTATAGTACCTATTAAGATTAGTGATATGAAGTTGAGGGTGAATGGTACACTTACTGACAAAACTTTGAATGATATAACCAAAGAGGAATTTGACAGTTATGATTGTGTTGAGTTCTTATATCCTTACCCTACTGAATATATAATGAATAGATTTACAGGTGATATTGGTAGATTAAGTGGACATACGGTTGAGGATTATTTTAAGTACAGATGTTATGATGGTGATAAGTTACCTAATTATATTATGCTGAAAGATAACAGGGGTTACTTAAGTCATCTTATTGGTGAGGATAGTAAATCCAAAACCAACAAACATCTTATCTTTAATATCTATAATGAAGACCAAATATACAAGGGTTATCCAAGCAATTATGTAGGGATTAATAAGACTTTGGTTTATGACGTATGTAGTTGGGAAAATGGAATAGTATCATTAATATAAAATAATATAAACTTGGTGGTAGTCTTTTTGAGACTCATCCTGATGGGATAATCTTTTTGAGACTTACTTTAATGAGGTAGTCTTTTTGAGACTTACTACCAAGTTTTTTTTTGAATATATACAATTATGACAGAAAATATACAGTTATCTTATGTAAACTATTACCCAAGTAAAGAGGAAATATCTCATACAATTGATAGGAAAACATCAAAGAAATATATCAATTGGGGAGATATGAATAATATGCCTCAATACTTGTGGGATAGTTATCTACAATGTAGTAACTTACAAGCATTAGTTAATACAGTTACTGATTATATTAATGGTGATGGTATTGAAACTACATTTACTAATTATGATGATGCAGAAACACTTAATGATGTAATCAAGAAGTGTACATTTGATTTAGTGTTATTTGGTGGATTTGCTGTTGAATGTTTAAGAGATAGTAACAAGAACATAACTCAAGTTAATTACATTAATGTAATGAATGTAAGAGTTGATGAAGATTTAACTACAGCATTTCTTTCAAATCAATGGGGTAGTTGGTCAGGTAAAGATGTAAAGACATTACCTTTATATAATAGTAAGAAGTTGCAATCACATTTTATACTTTATTATAGGGGTAATATAACAAGAAATATCAATCCTGTACCAATGTGGTTTGCTGCATTAAAGAGTGTTGAAGTACTTAATGAAAGCAGGAACTATAACCTTAATAACATCAAGAATAACTTTAATGCAAATACTATTATTGCTCTTAATGGTACTGCTATTAAAAGTAGTGAAATGGAAGAGATTAAGGAAAAACTTAAGAATGGTTATAGTGGTAGTGATAATGCAGGTAAGACTTTATTGATTAATAATACTAATAGTGAAGGTAAAGTTGAAATAACCAAACTTGATAATGATAAAACTACAGATTTGTATAAATCAGTTCAAGAAAGTAGTGTTGATGATTTGTATGTTGCTTTTAGGATTAACCCGATTCTTTTAGGGATAAATGTTGCTACAGGCTTCTCAAGAATTGAATTTGTACAGGCTTATACTCTATACAAGTTTACTACAGTAAACCCTATAAGACAAAGTATGACCAGGGCATTTGCTTCTATAGGTATTGATGTTACTTATAAAGACTTTAACTTTGAATTTCCTGAAGAATAATGCATACAATATATAAAGAGGATTGATTATGAAGAAAGTATTATTAATTAGTGAAGAAACCATCAAGAAATATACCCTTGTAAATGATAATGTAGATGGTAAATATCTATTACCTGCAATACAGATAGTCCAAGAAGTTGATTTAGAAAGACTTATTGGTAAAGCATTACTAACTAAACTTACTGATTTGGTTAGTACAAATGAGATATTTGACAATGCTACTTATAAACTATTACTTGATGAATATGTTACACCTTACTTGTGTTGGCAAGTAATGAGTCAAATACAGGTTAATGTAGGATATAAATTTAATAATAGTGGCACTACAGTTAATCAAGATGATAAGAAGTATCAAATGGAGTATAGGAATATGCAATTATTGATAGACCAATATCAAAAATATGCTGATGCTTATGCTCTTAAAATGAAGAATTATCTTGATAGTCATTCAAGTGATTATCCTGAATACAATCAGTGTGTAGATTACTCACATAAGAATGATGTAAGTGGTTGTGGTATATATCTTGATGATGTACCTTATAGTAAGTGTAACTACAAATACAAGTAATATGAGATATATTGATTTAGTAAATGCAATTAAAGATGTATCACTAAAGCATTATCTTGTAAATGAGTTTGCTGAAGGTGATATATATGAATGGTTAAACAGTAAGCAACATAAATATCCTTGTGTAGTACTTACAACTAATAATATCAGTACAGGTGAAGATGTTAATACACTTAATGCTAATTTGTTTTATGTAGACAGGCTTACTGATAATGATGACAATAAACTTAAGATACAATCATTAGGTGTAACAGTACTGCAACAAATCATTAATAAACTTGATTTAAGTTGGGATAGTACTATTTATACACCTTTTACTGAAAAGTTTGCTGACTTGTGTGCAGGTGTATATGTTACTTTTAATATAGAATATGAAGCAGAATCATTATGTGATGATGGTGATTTTGAAGTAAAAGCATTAACTATCACCAAAAATGGTATTTATGATGTTGTAGGTTATGACCAAGTTTCAGTTAATATCCCCGCCAAAGAAACAGAACAGACTTTAACTGCAAAATTAAGTTTTAATGGACTTGAGATTGGTAATAATGTAATTGAAGCACCCAAAGATGTATTTTATAATAAGGTAACAGTTAATGCACCTGATAAGGTTGATTTTAATTTAGGTGTTTATGGAATGGGAGGTTCTCCAAGAATAGATTTTAACGAATTTAATTTTGTAAGCAGCCCCATTTATAATATGAATTACAAATTTGCAGGGTGTGAATATGTAGATATTATAGACTTGAGTAATGTAGAACTTCAAACAAGGTCTGATTGGGTTTCTTGTTTTGAGAATTGCACAACCCTGGATTTTATTTATTTTCCTAACCAACAAACAATACTGAATGATTGTAGTAGGATGTTTTATAACTGTGGTACGATAGATGACAATACTTGGGTTAGATTTGCCAATATGTTAAAGAAAAATACTGATGAGTCTTATAAAACACAAGTATCTGAAATGTTTGCAAGGTGTAAATTTATTAGAAATCCTGAAAGAGCCTTATTTCTATTTAATAAACTTATTAGTTGTTGTACAATATCAAATTTTACAGGGATGTTTAAAAATGCCCTTATAGGTAGTGTCTTTAAGCCAGATATAGATATTGTAATACCTTCAGGAAATATCGGGTATTTTAGTAGTATGTTTGAACATAATATAAGTAGAACGCTGAAAGAAGTAGATATGACAATAGTACCAAGAAATGTTGTTAATTTTGTTGATACTTTTAATTATTGTAGTGGTTTGACAAAAGTAACACTTCGTTTTAAGAAATATGAGGGTGATACTGCAGATATGCTAATAACAGAATGGGATAGAATGTTCAAATCTTGTGGACGTTTAGAAGAAATAAATATACTGGGACCAATAAAAATGGATAGTTTTAGAAGTTCAAGTGCTTTTTATTTTTGTAAAAAATTAAAAACCATTAATGTTGAAAATGCAGATTTAGTATCAACACTTCAACAAGCATTAAAAAACAGTCTTATTCCTGATGGTCAAGTAACTATAAATGTAATAAATCAATAAAGTATCTATAATATGAATTACGAATCTTACAAACAATTTTTTGATGGGGGATTTTTCCCTATAGACAGTACTCACAATCTTGTAAATCTTGAAAATACAGGTGAGTTTACTGTTAAGGCAACATTAGGTAGTGGTGCTGATACAAAGGTAGTTAATCACTATCTACCAAGTGTACAGGGTTTGACTAATATGCTTAATAATTATACAGGTGGCAGTAGATTTGAAGCACTTACAAGCCATTCAAATCACTTTATACCTGCTATTTATGATGCTAATAGTGTTGCAGGTGTACAGAAAGCCATTATTAACTATTATGAGCAAAGAAACAAGCCAATAATTATAAATGTAACAATTGATGATGCAGGTGATGATATTACTTTCAAAGCAACTTATGAAGATAGTGATTTGATGATTGATTGGGGAAATGGTGTTTATGAGCATTATAACCTTAAGATGGATGAAACTACTTCCCATACTTATGAAACTGCTGGTACTTATAAATTGAGATTATTGACTAAAAATGAGGGTATTGAGGTTAAAACTGCAGGATATTATATTTACTCTATTAAAACCCCATTTCCTTGTAATATACATACTGATGGTGCTTCCTTTTTTGGTGTTACTGATGCAGAAATACCAGATAAATGCAGATATGCAACTATAAATACAAATAGTGGGGCTAAACCTTATTCAGGTACATCTACAGTTACTTTTGGTGATGCAGGTATTCCAACTAATTTTAATACAGGAATTGCAGATTTTATGGATTTGAGTAAATATGCTTCTACTCTTGGTGTATTAACATTAAATGCAAGAAACCTATATTGGGATTGGAAAGATTTGAAATTTAGTGATATGAATATATTTTTATATCCTGATGAGATTACAGGCAAAACTGCTATTGATTATTTTTCAAGACAAAATTTTAGTTTTTCTAAACCAAAATTGACAATACTTAAGGGTAGCGGACAAGAAAGCATTTATCAATATGCTCTTACTAAAAGTGATGGATTTAGTTCAATTAGTAAAGAAGAGTGAATATGATAGATAAAGAAACCCATAAGGACATTAAATTCTACTTGTGTGTAATATTAGGATTTATTTTAATGATGATTGGTGCATATATACCACCTGAAGGTATTTTAGATAGTTCAATGCTGTATGGTAGTAGTTTCTTTTTAATACTTGCAGGATGTGTTGAAGGTCTTGATATTAAAGGAATTATTAGGGAGTTGAGAATGTTAAAAACAACTTGCCCTACTAACACTGAACAAAATAAAATAATAGATGATTTAACTAAAAAGGAGGGGGAGTAATCTCTCTCCTTTTTTCTTTATAAAATGCTAATTTACTAACAAAATGTTATATGAAGGATTTTGAATACTTTAAGTGGAATGAAATAATCAATAGTAACACTGCTAATAAATACAAGATAAATAATGCTCCAACTGATAAAATAATAATCAGTAACCTTGAAGCAACTTTACTTGCAATTAACACTATAAGAGAAGGTTACAAGAAGCCTATAATTATTACAAGTGGATATAGATGTCCTGAATTAAATCAAAAAGTAGGTGGTAAACCTAATAGTAAACACCTAAAAGGATTAGCAGTTGACCTTAAGTGGGATGACAATTTGATAGATTACATCATTAAAAACTGTCAATTTGATAAACTCATTAAAGAAGAAAGTAAGACTACTAAATGGATACATTTGGAGCCTATAGGTAACAGGAAGATTGTACTTAATTTGAAAGTGTAAACAGTATACATTAAAAATCTTCCATCTAAAGAGAGATTTTATATTAAGTGGGACAATCCTCCACCTAATGTATGAAATGGGCTGTATGGTCAAATAAAGTGGGTCTACAGCAATCTAATCAGTAAATGTATGAAAGAGAAATTGAAGAATTACCTAATTATAGGATTATTGGTTACAAATTTGATTGTTTTGGGTATGTATATATATAGAAAACCTGTACAGGTAGAAATACCTAAAATTGTAACCGTTACTGATACTATTACAGTTGAACAGATTAAAGAAAAAACCAAATTAGTGTATGTGGAGCATTATGATACTATTGTGGTGTATAATACTGATACTCTTACTATAGAGATACCTATAGAACACAAACAGTATGTAGATACATTCAGTACAGATACAACAAATCTATCAGTAAGAATTGATTATAGTGGTTACAAAAGTAAGATAGACACTATAATGTATGACTTTAATTACCAACCAAAAGTACAGCCTATAAAGAAACAAAAGATGAAGTTTGGTCAAAGTATTACATTAGGTGTACAATGTGGGTATGGTATAGCAGTAAACCAACAACCATCATTTCAACCTTATATTGGTATTGGTATTACTTATGGTATAGGTGTTACTTGGTGATAAAGTAAGGTGTTATTTCAATAAAGAAGTAGCACCTTTTTTATTTGACTTCATTTAAGGTACTTTTTAGCCATTATTTTTCTTTAGATGAGCAATTATACTACTTAAGGGGTAAAGTACTGTCAGAATTAAAATAAAGTGGGTGTATGAGGCTCTTATCAAATAAGTATAGTAAGAGATGAAATATATTACCAAACCTGTAATGATGAAGTAACTTTACTTTTGGTAGATGTACTTTTCAATAAGTAATGAGCAAATCAATTTGTAACACTATAATCAATCAACTTACTTAAGGATGATGATATTTCCAAATCAGTAAAGCCAAATTCATCATCTTACTTGATGTATTCATTAACATTTATTTATATTCCCTATATATATAAGGTACGCGCGTGTGTATTATGTATTATATATTCTTTTTTTACCCCTTACTTTAGGATAATACTTATATATATAATATATATATTATAATGGAAGGTAGGTTTGAGTAACATTTTTCAAGTTGGTGATACTTTTTGATTGATGAAAAATGAAACTTTTAATGGATGAAAGTGATGAGTTTTATCATCAAGTACAATGCACCAATTTAAATAAATAAATCTATAATAGATGGTTTATTGATAGATTTTTAACATTACAATAAGCCTGAAAGTGTATATTTTACCCCTTACATTATGGATATTTAGTAACTGAAAAATTACAATTTTACTTTTTTCTGTAAGTTTTTTAGTTAGCCTATTGCATATATCAAATGTTTTTTGTACCTTTGCACTGTCTTCATTAAAGACATA